GCAAATCCTGCTGTTGCTAATACTCCTGCATCAGCAACTCCAGCAGCTCCAGCAGCTAATTCTGCAGCAGTTCCTAGACCAGCAGCAGCTCCAATTTCAGAACCTACTCCACCTAAAATACCAGAATCAATTGCAGCTTCTGTAGCAGTTGCTCCTAGTAAAGCATCAGCAGTTGCACCTTCTAATGCAGCAGAAGTTCCAGCTAGTACTGCAGTACTAGCTGTATCAATTGCAGCTGTAGAAGTTGCAAAACTCAATGCGCTAGATATAGCATCAGCTGCAGGAGCTAAGGCATCGTAAACAATAGGAGATACTTGAGAAGTTGCACTCAGTAACTCTAATACACTACCAGGAGCAGCTGAAGCAGCAGGCAATCCACCTATAGAAGAAAGAGCTTCAGTAGCAGGAAGTGTAGCTGCAGGCGTAACAAAATCAGAAATAGTATTCACTACATCATAAATACTCTTACTCTTACCTACTTTGTCAAGCAAAGGTTTACCCAGAGTAAGTGCAGCAAGAGTAGGAACCTGTCCTTTGAGACTTGGAACAGTATTAGCTACTTTTGCAGTCTGTGTAGTGGGAGAAATAGACTCAACTGTAGGCGCTGCTTTCTCTGCGATATTAGCTGTAAGTCTAGCCAGAAGATCATTAGTAAGAAGTTTATTAGTTGTAGAGTTATACATACCTGCACCAGCTTGACCTTGAGCAATAGCTGCAAGACCTTGATTACTCTCAAGTGCATTCTGTAGCATTTGAGTAGCAATCTCTGAACTAATCATAGTTTGCTTAGTGCCAATCCTACCTGAGGTAGTTGTAGTTGTATTGCTTCCTCCTGAATTACCAGTAAATAGTTTAATTAAATCAGTAACAGCTTCAAGGCCCATAACTATATCCTTTAAAGTTTAATGGTCTGAGCTAGAGTTTTTACATAAAACCACATAGCCGAACCTATAAAAACAACAAAAGTCCACACTAAACTTGCTATGGACTTTTCTATAACTGCTTTCCTAAAATTAGCTTTATCTTCTGCTTCTTTGATCACAAGTTCATGATATTTTCTATGGCCGTCTGGATCGCCGCCAGGCATTGAACGATTAAATCTATCTGCTACTTCCTCTAGTTTATCCAGCTGCTGAGTTTGTCTATTCAATATAGCTATGATTATGTCTTGTTTTTCTTGATTTCTTCTTTCTAAAAGAAGATTATCCATAGCTGTATTATCACTCACTATTTACCTCATGAATATCTAGGATTAAAAAAGAGTTGTGAAGCTGAAATAGCAAAGCCAATACTTTGAGCCGTTACTGCTGCTGTAATTGCTCCAGGAGTTCCAGCGGCTGCATAGTAGGTTACACCAGGAGTTAATCCTGTTATAGCGGTATCGAGTCCCAGCAGACGCACTTCTCCGTAGTCATTAATAGCTACAGCAGCAGGAGCCCAACCTATTACATTACCTGCTACACCTAGATCAGCTTTACCAGCTGCTGTAATTTTAATAAGTTGCCCTGCTGTAACAGTAGCAGCGAATTGAGTATATAATCTAGCACTGTTTTGTGTAAGAATAAAATCAGAGCCTGCTGTTGCATAGTCCTCAGTAAGAGCTCCTAGTATTCCTGTATAAGCATCAAGAGCTGCAGCAAGCAATTTTACAGCGTTATAGAGTCTGTAAATATCTCCTAGATTATCAGGATCTTTAGATAGAGGTACAACATCTAAACCTAAGTTTAAAGAGAGCTGCTGAGGCATCTACTATCTCCTGCCATGATTTACTAGAACAACCTCTAACGAAGCTAGATTAAAAAATCCCTTAAACAATATGGAGTGATTTACACCTGTCACAGTAAAGAAAAATCTACAATTAAGACCTGAGTGTATATGATTAGCGGGATCTGCTTGTAGTAAAGTTTTTCCATCCAGTGTATATAAATCTAAACAAGTTATATAGTTTTGGATTAATAACATTCTCTACATCTATATACTGTAGAGTAGCTGTTCTTTGCCTTATGAATTGATACTTTCCAAGCAATACAACACCAGATGAGTTACTTTCTCTAGAATCTATAACAACTAGACTAACTGATCCTGATTTAGTCATAAATGCAATAGAGTTCCTAGGAGTTTCTGAAACCTCTATTGTAAGTAAACTATTTTCAAATACAGATACATGAGTGAATTTCAGCTTACTCCAACGCTTAGTTACAAGATCATATATAAGAGCATGTGTAAGTTCTGTAACACCGTAGGATACGATTAAGTATCTATCTGAAATAAGAGTAAATCTCTTTTTCATAACTGTACTTAAAGCAGTTACACTTAATGTATTAGTGTCCTCATCAAAATCTTCAAAAACTGAACCAGCAAGAAAATCAGTTAACTCTGGTATAGTAGTCTGAGCTTGTTGCAGAGAAATCATCTGTAAACCAGAAGAAGTATACACATAATGATTACCTGTATTAGCATCATATGTAGCCAAGTTTTTATCAGATAAACCACCAGAAGCTACAAGTTCTCTGAAATTCCATGGATATCTAGAATTCTGAGAAGCTGTAAGCTGCTACAGCGTTTTGATTTGTATATACAACAAAACCCACTGTGTGGGCTAAGCAAACTACTATATCACCTCTAGCTCCTTGTACTGATCCACCTCCTGCTCCAGTAGCTAACGAAGGAGTAAAATCTGTAGGAGATAGTAAAGAACTCCAGGCAATAACACTCTTAGTCCAAGCAATTAAGTAACCGCTTACACCTACAACACCAAGTATATCAGCTGCTACTAAACCTGTAAGAGTTACGGCTACTAGACTGAGCAAAGTAAAATCAAATTTATAACAACCAATATTAGCTATATAAATATAGGTAATACCGTTAACTGTTGCTGTGGTTATTTCTTTTGCCTGCAGCAGCAGGAATGGAATTGCAAAAAGTCCAATAATTATTAGGAGATTTTAATCCTACATAGTTTTGAGCATAATAAAAATTACCTGATTTATCGTAGCAGATATAGGTTCTACCAGAAGCATCTGAATCAAATACCTGAAATATATCTACTACAGTACTCACACCTCCTATAGGATTATATATTTGATTGTAGTATATAGCTTGGTAGCCATGTCCAGTAGCGATTACGTTATGACAGTAGAATAGACTAGGAATACCAATATCTTTATCTAAATCAGAAGATGATGTTACAGAAGCAGCATAGTTTTGGTCTTGCTGTTTTACAATAATTGAACGACCTGATAGCTCCGATAGAAACGGAAAAGCTATCATACTTAAATTTACTCTGACAGGGTATTGTGCCATATTAAGTAGAGGTGCTTCCGTTGATTACTGTAGCAACTAAAGAAGCTGGAACAAGTACAGCTGAGTTAGCTACATTACTAGCATTCTGAGCAAATCTAAGTCCAAAAGTTCCTGTTACGGTCGGAGTAATAGTACCTGAAATAACTACTCTAGTAGCAGTTCCTGTATAAGAACCAACAGCACCTGAAGGACTACTAGTTTCTTGCGCATTTACAATAGTTGCACCGTTGTAAACTACTCCAGCAGCGAATAAAGCTGTAATTGCCATACTAGCAGTAAGTGCTAAAGATACTCCACCTGCACCACAAGAAACAGGAACAAGAGCTTCAAAGCTATATGTAGTTCCTCCAATGAGTGTAAGAGAAAGCTCAGGAATTTGTGTATAAGAAACGTTACTAGTTTTAATCATCTGTGCTCTTGTGACAGAGCGTATAGGGTTATTAAACTTAGGACTACTGCTGAACGTATTTACTGTGGCTGTATCATCATACCAACTACAAGTAGGATCAGCTACCACATCAGCAATATTAGCTCCGGTAAATGTGCTTCCCATAATGTGCGCACGTGAATTATCCTGCAGCATTACATTTCTGTGGTTTGCGCTAAAATCAATATAATCAATGTGCCCTTGTGACCCTGTTAAAATAGCAATACCTGCAGATCCGTTATCTTGTATTTGAGTTCTTGCACTTACAGAACCGTGATACCCTACAGTGTAATCAGTATTATCATGAGCTCTGAAGCCATAGAATACATTATTATTAGCTTACCTCCTTCTACTCGTACTACGCTTGAATCATCTCCACAAATACCCGCATACTGATTTCCAGTTGCATGAACATTTTTGTGTATAAATCACACAAAGCGTCTACTACAACGCCATAACCTACAGAAGAAAGAGTAAAGTTTCTGCAAAGAACGTCTTGCACTTGTACACTCATACCTTTAGCAAAATAAAGTCCTGCTTGAGCTGCTGCAGAGGTACCATCAATAATAGCTGTAGGAGTGTTGGGACTTCCTCCTACATCAGGACCTTGCACTACAATTCTATTTCTACTCTTTAAGCCTGAAATATACAAACCTTCAGTGTATGTACCGGCTGCAAGAACTACATGGAATACGCCATTACGCAGCAAAGCATCTTGCCAATTAGCTAGAGCATTGAAGATACTTTGTACAGTCTTCTGCGGTTGAGACGAACTCAGACCATCATTAGAGTCATCTCCAGAAGTAGCTATATAAAGATAATTACTACCAGAGTATCCATTAATTACCCAAGAGTTACTTCCTCTCTTGAGAATACCAGATCCTTCATGCTTCACTAAATGGAAGTTATTGATACTAGCAGAAGTAATATAATTACCTTTAGGCCATTCTACAACAGCAGAAACTGATAAAGCGTAAGTAACAGCTAATTGAATAGCAGAAGTATCGTCTGTAACTCCATCTCCTGCAGCTCCAAAATCTTTAACAGATACTCGTTCCTTTAATTTATTAGCAATGTATGTACTTACAGCTCCTGTTCCAGCTGGAAGATAAGGAATACTAGTTGCATCAAATACCGTGGCAGTAGCTGCTGGATTCCAAATAGAAGCAGTCATGTCAATATCCTACAGAAATAATATTAGAGGCTTTAACTTCAGCTAATTGCTCTGTAACAAGAGCTTGAAACTGAGTTGATTGTTCATCAAAACCAATTTGTTTAAATACTACTCTAGCAGCTTCATATATAATTGCGTATCTATGCGACACAGCTACCCAAGAGTTATAAGCATCTTCGCTAACTACTGGATTGTTATACAGTCCGATAATAGCATATTGAAACTGATAGAAAGATTTTATATTTACTACGGTACCAGCTACATAAGCTACACCTGTTCTATCGTTTCCATAAGCATCAAGCAGATGAGTAGGACTAAGAATTTCAAAGAACTCTTTAGCAGCTCCAGTACCGCTGTTATCGTACCGTCTAATGTACTTAAGAGCTCTGTAGTTAGGAAACAGACTATAAATATCGAACTGCTGAATATAGTCAGATGTAAGAAAAGCTATACCTTGCTCTATCAGATCACGATAATAATAATCTGATTGATGGATCTTAAGTGTAGCAGCTTTTACAGCTAGTTTTGTTTCGTTTATTAGATCAGGTCTATTAGTAATTGTATATACATCATCACAAAGATCAGTAAAAATAGACATCTATCAAATCCTCCTGGTAATATAACTCTTATTATGTACGGCTTAGTTACAAACCATACATGTATAAGAATTCTACTTAGCTGCTGTAACTGTAACCTTAGGAATACTAGGAACAGCTACAGAAGGTACAGGAGAATTCGATACACCAGCAGCTTCTCCTACAGTATTGGTATCAGCAATATTGAGTTTTCCTTGCTTACTGAATCCTGCATCCTTATCCTTATCTTGAGCAATCTTTGATGCTTCATACTCAGCGATGATACGTGCCTTAAGTTCAGCAAGAGGATCAAGATCTTTAGCAGTAACTTCTACTTGCTCAGGGTTGATATAGATATGTGGATTACCGAGTGTAACTTGTTGCTTCAAGTAAGCTGCTTTATCTGGATCATCAGTTACATACCTACCTCCGGTAAAGGCTGCAATTGATCCATCGGGAAAGATAAAATTAGAGTTAGGAATACGACAATAAAAACTTTGTAAATTTTTCTTCTGTTGCAGAACTCTCAGACATTGTAAAACTCTCCTATGCTTAAATGTTACTACTGGTTGTGGGTACTAGCCTGTTACAAGAATAAAACCCTGTTTAAAGATTGTTCCTGCTGCAGCTGGGATTGCTGCTGACAAAACTTTTCCATACGGAGTTACTGCACCTGTTACATTATAAACAACTGAATCCACTGTAATGGATGTAATTACAGTAGGAAGCGAAAACGTAATATCTCCATTAGAAGCAGTAGAAATAAGCATAGGTGCTTGATAATTACTACCTTGCCTAGAAATAGCATTTACTTCTGCTGCAGTAAGACCAGTAATAATTCCACTTCCATCAGGAGTCTTAACACCAGAAGTAGCAAATGTAATGCTACTTACATTAGATGGTACTTTAATAGATGCCATTGTATATCCTTATAAAACGAGGGCTAGAAGATTTTGTCAACTAGCCCTCTGCGTATTAAACTAAGTCTTTTAAACTTAGATTAACCAGCCGCTCCAGCAGTAAGACCGAAGATAACAGCGTTAGCAGGTGGATTACGAACTACAGCGGTAAGCTCAGTAGTAAGAGTTCCTCCCACAGCATCAATTCCATTGTCATTAGCCTCATTACCATCTTGGTTAAATTCTTTGTTCTGAGTTTTACGATCACCAAGATAGGCAACCGTAAAGCTGCTCAGATCAACAGCTACAGCCATCTTCTGCCAGCTAGTATTACTGTTGAAGAGCGGATGCTCAATAACACGGAAAGTACCACGAGAAGTCTTGAAGGTAGAAAATTGCAGACCCCAGTTAGTCTGACCATCAACCATTTGATAAATACCATTCAAACGACCGATAGCAGTAAGAACTCGCTTGGCTGCTCCACCAACAAACAGCACGCGTTCATTAGCAACTTTAGGATCAGTAGTTTGGTTAAAACACGGATCAATAGCTGCTTCAAGCTGCGTAAAGTTAGTAGTACTACCCGCCGTAGTTACATTTGTACTGGAAACATAAGAAGGATAGTAAGCCAAATTACCAATGATATTAAGCAAACCATCCAGAGTACGGAATGCTTGTCCGTTACGAGTACCCTGCGATTTCTGACCGAAGAACAGCGCTTTCTCAATATCAGCTGCGTGGAAAGCTGCGCAGTCTTGACGAGACTCAGCGATATTAGTATCGCCAGCGATCATCTGAGTTGCACGAATCGTATCGCTGATAGCCCAAGTATTACGGAAAATTTGAGTGTAGTTAGTAATACGAACCGGGTTGATGATAAGGCTATTAGGACGCAGCGATGCTTCTTCAAATGCATTACCAACCTGATAAGCATACACACTGGCGCCGATAGAAGCAGCTGCAACAGTACCAGTTCCACGAGTAACACTTACCTGCGTATTGGAAATAACTGCATTGATAATAACATTCTCACCAGTAGAGTCGATGCGATGAATCTGACCAGGAAGAAGTTGTGCAGTACTAACTACAGTAAAAGTAGTATCAGATGCAGTTTGACCAGAAGCAGAAACCTGAAACTGAGGAAACAACATAGTCTTAGTGAAAAATCCGTGTTCAGTCTGAACAGCAGTATCAGATTGAAGCATAGAAGTAAGACCGAAGAGAGGAGCTTGACCATTCGGCATAAGCCGAGTAATCATTCCTGCAAACGATTTCTTTGCAAGGTCTTGGGTCAGTTGGGTAGTGGTAAAAAGTCCGACACTCATTTAGATTTCCTTGTGTAAATAAATTAATAATGTAACTAACTCTTACGGAGCCAAACCATCCATAGTAATCACCGGCGAGAACGTAATTGCAACAGGAGTAGCAGCAGTTGCATTAGCGTTGCCAGACATAGTGAGAGTTCCAGCGCCTTGGTTAATAGCAAGAATAGTAGTACCTTGCAGACCGTTCACAGAGTTAGTAACAATCATGCCTGGACTCAAAAGAGACAACTGAGCAGCAGTAAGTCCAGTAATAGTTGCACTAGCGTTGGTAGTGTAAGCTGCAAACGTCTGTGCAGGAGTTCCATTGTTGATAGTAACAAGAAACTCTTTCCAGCTGTTAGAAGCAATTGCTCCTCGGTGAACAGTGCAACCAGTATTAGCAGTAACAGTTACAGTACCAGTTTGAGCGGTAGTAATAATTGCACGCCACCGGAACGTAGTACCGTTTTGCAGATTATTAAGACCAAGACCAGCCATCAAACCTGCAATAATGTTAGCGGCTGAATCCAAAGTCCAAGTAACTGCACCTCCTGGGTTAGCAAGATAAGTACCTTGAGCAAGCATAGCAGCGGTAAGAGTTACAGCAGTAGTAGACGAAGTTGCAGGAATAATCTCAGCTCCAGCAAGCAAATCACCTTGCTGAATTTGACGCTGCATACCTCCATCAAAAATAACAGATTTAGCGATACTCATATATCATGTTCCTTAATGATTAAGAGAAAAACTTAGTCCAATCGGTTTCAGTAGACTTCTGCGATTTCGTTAGATCCTCTTTAGGCGGACTGAATACAGGTCCAACCTGCTCAAGATAAGACTTAACAAAGCTAGTAAGTTCTGACTGAGAAGCATTAGGAAATTTAAGTGCAGCTTGAGCTTCAAGAGCACTAATAATTGGTTGAATTGCTGGATTGGAGAACATCGGATTTTCTGCTCGGAGAGTATCTGAGAGATTTTGCTTCTTGATAAGAGATGGCAACTTAGCGTCATATGTACTTTGCGCTTTCTTAAGTGCTTCTTCTACAATCCTAG